ATCTTCAAGTGTTAGTAGTTTCATTCTCCAAGTGCAATTTTTTCAAGTTTGATAAGGTTAAGTCGTGCCTGTTCTTTTTTGATTTTAGTATAGATGGATTGATGACGACGGATTTCTCCACCCATCGAACAGTTTTTCTCCATTTCACTTAGATAGAACTCCAATTGAAGAAGTTCCATGTCATCAAAGGTCAATCTTTCATCGTGAATGTTTTTCATTTTCCAACTCCATAATCAGGTGCTTGAGACTCAAGTTCTCGGATAGTTTGATGCAGTCTTTCCACTGCTTTACGGACTTCTTCTGTCTCTTCCCATTCAAAAGTATCTCCTTTTGAATTCTTTTTTGATTTTTTAGTCATTGTAGATTCTTAAAAACGGCAGAGATGTTCATGTGTCCGTGTATGTATCCTGCATAGATTATACCAAAGACTGATAAGAAAAGCAAGACCAAACTCAGAACATTAGGTAAGGGTGTCGGTAAAGTATGATCCTTTACGGAGATTGTATCGTTTGATATGTTTGTCTCTGTGCTCTTCGCACTCAAAGTGGCAGATTCTGTTGTCTGTTCCATCTTTATATTCTAAACGATAAGGGAATGATGAAAATGGATGAAGTTCTTCAGGTGGTAGAATCTTCCTCTTGGTCGTATTCTTTGCCTTCGCTTTGCGAGTTGTAGTAGTCTTCTTCTTTGCGGGCATTTGTTTTAATCAATTTTTCATACTGTTGTGCTCCTAGGTTATCCAAGAAGTCATTAACCATTTGCAAATCCTCCGGTTTCCTTTCTATCTAGCACCTCAATATGTGACAGGATTGGAGCACTATTCCACCATAGTTCTTGTGCTTCCTGCCACGAATCTAGTATAACAGTTTTACCCTGTTTGCCTACAACTTTGTACTGATGTCTATCATAAGATTCACTAGAAGTCTCTGTAAAATAGAGAGGATCATCACGTTCAATAGTTTTCATTTTAGGTGTTTCTGAGCATGTTTGTGGTTGTTTCTTGATGCTTCAAGTATAGTTTGATGAATGCACGGCACATAACTTTGAGAGTATCCATATCATCACAGTTTTCTATTTCCCGTGATAACTTTTCATACTCAAACATCTTTGCGGTGCTTTCTAACTGTATGTCGGATGGATCCATGCCTCTAATGTATTTGGAATAATTATTTAACTCAGTTGCAACTGTCTCAAAACAGACTGAGTTATACCATCCCATTTTACCATAAAGTTTGACCTTTGTGTGTTGTCGGTGAACATCCACTTTCTCAATCATATATTTTTCACCAATAAACAGTAAATTTCTAGGGTCATCATTGTTTCCCCATAATATCTGTTCCTTGGTGCATCCGATGTATTTTACGGTATCATTCTTTTTCATAGATCTTCTGCATTGCAAGTAGAGTTTCATATGGAATCCATGTAGGATTTTCATCAGCAAACCTTACCTGAACTTCAGTAATTATTTGCTCATATTGTTTACTATAAGTTTTTCGTGTGTTTTTAACATAACTCATTGGACTAATCATTCATTACTCCTCCACTCTTTTCTCATCATTTTATATATCGGGTCGTAGGCGACTTCATCTCTAACTCTCTTAAAAACATTCGCCGATAAAGCTTTCTCACTCGTCTTCCAATCTGGTTCTTGGGGATATACTTTCCCACTAGAATCGTATTTTTTCCCACTACTGTGATTTGCATATCTGCGGGCACGCGTAAATCCCATCTCAAGGAACTTTCGTGCCATATCCATTCCAATGAAATCCTTCTTCCTTCGATATTCACAATACATTTTGTATATTGTGCTAGAACTTGTGCGAGCAGTATCTTCATCTACAAATCTCCAATGAGCGCAAATATCGTTAGTGTAAGGGCGTACCAATAGCACTCCTTGTTCTCCCCTTCCAATACGATAAAGTTTGCGAGTCTCTGCATCTGTGAAGTCAAGTGACTTGTAATCAAGTTCATAATCAAACTCTTTCATCAGAGATTTTTCTGTAACGTATCTATGATAGCACTAGGGGTTCCGGGGGTCAAGTCCCAAACTATTAAGATATTCTACCCACCAATCAGAATCTTTTATATATCTCCAATTAGGAACTTTTTCACCACGTTCTATCACATAATACTGATAAAGTGCATCATCTATAATCTGTGCGACTTGTAAATTCTTCTTCCTCTTCATCAACGTCTGCATATGGGTTGTCCACATATGGTCCGTGTGGTTTTTTGGATTCTGCTCTGACATAATTCTTTTCGTCGTTGACAGCCGCAATCCATAATGAAAGTTTCATTATTATCCAAATCACTGCAAGTGGTGCAAGACATGCAATAAGGATTAGAGATTTCATTAAAACTCTTTCGATACAAAATTATCTATATCAGTATTATCCCAAATAAGTTGAGTTACCATCTTATCTCTCAATTCATTGATACGTGTAGAAGTATATTTCTTAAAATTTCCTCTCTTCTCTACCTTTTTATAATAATGAAGTGCATTAATAATAATGGTATGATCTTCCATCGTCAAATCAAAGTTCATTTGATTAGTCCTCTATCCTTAAAGAAGTGTAGGGTATCTTTTAATCCACCAATGTGCTTATAACCAATAGCAACCTGTGGATATTCTGCTTCTTTACCAAACTCAGAGACAAATGATCTCTCTGTAAAATGGTTACCAAGTCTGTATTCTTGTATCTGAATGTTCAGAGTTTCTAGAAGTGTTCTAGCACGTTCACACTCTTGATTACCGTTACTGTATAAAACTATAGGTCCCATAATTGTCTTTACCATTTGTTTTGTTTTATCGCACCAAACATAAGAAGTTTCAGATCCATCTTTGTGGATAATATCATACCTAGTCACGTTGTCTCCAATCATCAGGTTTATCACGAATGAACCAATCATTTATATCTTCTGCACCATCAAATCCCGTTTTATAATTGGATGGATCAGGATCTCCCAAACCCATCCTATTCATAAAATCATCTATTGTGCCTTCCTGAATATCCTGAGCAGATTGTCTTCTTGCTTTCTTCAACATTTCATTTGCTGTTGTGTTTGCCTTAGCAAGTTTCTGTGCCCATACCATATCATCAAGTTTGACTTCTTCTCCGTTTGCAATACATTTACAGATGAACTCCAACCGAAGTCTATATTGTGTTGATAACATAAAGTTATGTTTTGTTATCATTATTTATTTTTGAAATATTATTTACTAAACTCTTTAGATCTACGTTCTTTAAGATATTTGAGAATATCCTCCCGCCACTCCATCAATTCATTATAGCATTCCTGATTGTGAGCACACTGACGCAGTTGATGGTCAGGTTTTAGAACACTTTCGTAGAATAAACCGAACGCATCACGACGTTTTTGTTGCTTGGCACTCATAGGAATTGCTCCAGGGTTGAAGTGGTTTTCTTTTTAATTTTAGACTGTGTTTTGATGTAAGCAAGTGCCTGTTTATATGTGCTCACAGAGTGCACTTGATTACCATTATATATGATACAGAACCCCTTCTTTTTTCCTGCCCATGGGATAGCAGCCCACATACCATCTTTAGATACAAAACCATCAGGATCTCCTCCTTTAGGAGAGAGAAGACCCTGATTATAGGTGTGAGGTTTGAGAAACTTAGTCATCGAAAGATGCATTCACACTAACAACAGTTGCATTAGGATTACGTGCCAGTGCAACTTCTTTTGCTTCCTGATAGTCACGAGCATAGACAGTCTCATAGAAGACTGTGCCAGCAACATAGAGTTCGACTTTGCACTTCATGGGTTTCTCCCTTGATTACCTTTGTATTATAGCAGAGTAGAGCAGGGTTTCTGCTCCTAATGGACAGTTTACTAAGTGGTCAGAAGTTCAAGTACCCTTCGATAGCTTTGTTGATAGCATCAGAGAGACATGTTGGAGGTTCAGTAGTAGTAATTATACCACCAAGATCACACTCATAATAATCACCCAGTTTTAATTCAATCATGGCACCATCAGCACCATCCTGATAGAGTGATCGTGCGTGTTCATCTTCAACAATTACCACACGACGTGCAGTAAGATCGATCACCATCATGTAGTCAAAAGTTTTACTTTGACGGAAATCTTCTACAGTTTTCTTCTCACTCAGGAAAGATTTGACTTTGAACTTTTTAGTGGCATGAATGTCCTTACGTTTGTAGAACAAATTCTTACCCATCTTCAGTTCAATCTTTTTATCACCGAAGGTAAAGTCATATCCAGTTTGATCCACACGGATCAGATCTGAGAACTTTGCAATTGCTTTCTCTACGGCAGTTGCACGGGCAAAGTTATCAGCATTAGAAGAAAATCCTTTATCATTGTAGAGAGAATCTACAACACCAAAAATCTTACTCCAATCAGTTCTTGTTTCCAGAGAATCAATCAGATGCATGGGTGTGTTCCCTTGATTACTTTGTAATTATAGGGCAGAATGGAGCAGTGTTTCTGCTCCTGGTGGACAGTTCTACCTCCGGATCACTGAGATGGCAGGTTCACCCTGCTCAAATACGGTGTCAACGACTGCCTGAACGGACTTGGCAGTGCTGATACCCACCTTGTCAAAGACTGGCACACAGACCAGTCCGAAGGTCTTCTCAGACCCTCCCAGACGGATCACACGACCGATTGACTGACTGATTCCGATGTAGTCCATGTTTCTCATGAACAGCACCGCCTCAAGTCCACTGACGTTGATACCCTCAGACAGAATAGAGTGGTGAAGAACAACAAACTTTTTGTTAGGATCTCTGCCCCAAGTATTAAGGGTGTCAAAGAATACTTCACGGTTTACTTTCTGTCCATCGATGATAGCACCAGTCTTGCTAGTGATATACATGCAGGAGTATCCACGTTCCAGCAGTTCATTGCGGAAGTCAGATTCAGCAAGCAACTTAACAATCTGCTTGGTAGAACGAGCACAAATGAGAATCTTATCAAGTGAATTCTCATCAATAGTATCAATCAGATTCTGACAATCACGGTCAGCAATCAACTGTCTATCCTGTACCATGTCCAGTTGCTTTACAACAACCTTAGGTGGCAGGATATAACCCTCTTCTACAAGTTTGGGAGCAGGAACATTACAAATAACATTACCATAAACCTCGGCATCATTCATGCCAGGTTTGAAAACAGTAACAGAATGCTTAGGAGTAGCAGTAAAGAAATAGCACCTGTCAGCATCAGCAGCAAAATGCTCTGTGGGAGGAAAGAAATTGCGTTGGACAGAGTTATGCGCTTCATCGAAATAAATCGTGTTGACTTCGACATCCGCTTCTAAAATACGGTGTAAGGAATGATATGTGGTGAAGATGATAACATTCTCACCAGCAGTCCTAGCAGTATTTACAAACAAACTGATTTTTTCTGCCTTTGTTGTGGAGAAGTGTGAAGTCTCACCACTGTGAACGTG